CCTCAAGACGGATTACTCTAGGTTCGACTCAACACAGCATTACCATCTGCTATACCTTATTGAGGTTGGACTTATGAGCCGTCTGCTTGGCCCCGAAGAGCTCAATTTGTTCGCAAACTATTGGCTCATAAAGATGCGGAAACACGGAACGTTGTCAGATGGCACGAAATTTGACATGTTCGGGTGCCGCGGATCTGGGGATATGGACACTGGTGTCTTCAACACCATTCTCAACCTCTTCTTAGCCAGATACTTCTGTCGCAAGAACGGGTTTGATGAACGACTAATTGTCGACGGTGATGACGGTGTCATCTGGGTGCCACACAAGAACTTCATCAACACGTTTGATCAGTTCGGCGTCCAGATTGACATCCAGATTGTTCAAGACTACCATGATGTCATGTTCTGCTCCTCACATTTTATGCAGATCAACCGGCAGGGCGACTTTATGCAGGTGCAAGACTTGAGACGTGTTCTAGGTAAGATTGGCACGTTGAAGTCTAAAAATTTCCAACATTGTGTTGGTGAGTACTATTATTCTCTGGGTTTTATGTACTCTAAGATCTACCCCGGATTTCCCATCTACACCGAGCTGGCGAACTATTTGCAGCGCATCACCAAACGAAATCGCGTTGCTTTCAACCCCGGATTGCTCGACCAGAGCCCACATCACCTCACGTACATGCTAAACGAATCAGTTGCAGTAGATTATGGTTTTCTACTCACCGAGTACCTCCTGTGCTATAATTTCGGTATCTCGGAGATTCAGCATTTGACCGACCATCTGGTTAGTACTGAGGTTACCCTCCCTGCAGCAATGGATAAACGCTATCGTGTCAGTGGCCGTGCAGCTACTCGCATAAGTGAATCCAATGCTGAACTGGTTGAGAGTATCATTGACACAGCGGTTCTCAGACTCCATCCACCGTTCAACACCCAATGTTGCATGCTGAACATCATTTTCCGTTCGCATGACTACCTTGCGGCTGCTTGATAAACTGAGACCATACCCGCGGGGCAAAACGCGGAGAACCACTGCTGGCTGTGTCACATTGTGG